AATATTGAAAGTGATACAGATTTATCTGATTATTTATTCGATTCTATAAATTTTATAAAGGAGATAGACAATAACGAATGTACAGTAGTGGAAGATACAACAGACGACGGTATATTTAAGTACATTTCTCTCGATTCAAAAAATAACAAGGGTGAGATGTACAAGATGTATATGGAAAAATGTTTCCCGTCAGAGGTTAAAAAACCCGTTGAATATAAAAATAACACGTTTAGATGTATAGATTGTGATGGTAAGACACTAAACGACGTTTCGTCTGGTATCACAATTTGTTTCGACTGTGGTCTAACAGAAAAATCTAACATTTCAAATCTTCCAGAATGGAATCATGCTGAAACGCATGAATATACTAAACCTTACAGTTATAAGAGAACAAATCATTTCAAAGAATGGATAAATCAAATACAAGGTCGCGAAGGAACTCTTATACCTGATGAGGTTATAAATTTACTTATCCTTGAAATTAAGAAAGAAAGATTAAAAGATAAATCTCTTATTACATATTCTAAAATTAAAGAATTTCTTAAAAAACTTAAATTTAATAAATACTACGAACATATTCCGAATATAATACATAAAATAACTGGCAACAAACAATTAATTATCAATAACGAACTTCAAAATAAATTAATTAGCATGTTTAATGATATACAAGAACCTTTTGACAAAAACTGTCCAAAGAATAGAAAAAATTTTTTAAGTTATTCTTATACATTATATAAATTTTTTCAATTATTAAATAAAGAAGAGTATCTTGTATATTTTCCTTTGCTTAAAAGTAGAGAAAAACTATTTGAACAAGAAAATATATGGAAGAAAATATGCGTAGAACTTAGGTGGACGTTTACGCCATGTATATAAATAAATTATTTAATTTAAAAAATGTCTATATTCGCTGTACTATTATTGTAAAAGACCCTGAGTTCCGCTTCCATTATAGGCAGCATGAGCTCCTCTTCCCATTAGTATTAATTAATATAAGTAAAATATAATTATTTATATTATTTAACATGTACAATTTTAGATTTATTTACACAACCGTATCAATTTAGTACATCGCAAGCGAGGCGGCACCGCCCTTGAATAGAGCAGTGGTCTCACCAATGCAAGTGATGTTAATGTATGGGCTACCCGGAGGCGGTGGCTCGGTGAATGTTAGTGTTAGGCGAATGCTGTCGAAACGATTGAGAGGAACCGACGAGCCCGAGTAAGCGGTACTTCCGAGAGGGAATACAAGAATACCGGTGCCGTCAAGAGACTCTGTCTGGTCCTTCTCTATAGAACGATTAACGTATAGACCCAACGAAGAAGCGGCCGCGTAATCTAACATCTGTGCAGGAAGAACACCTGAGAACGAAGACGAGTTCAACTTAAGCTCAGCACTCTTAACGTATACATCCTTACCAAGGTCGCCCGAAATGATAAGATGCGAACCATATATAGAAAAGTGGTCGAGATCGATGGTCTTCTGTAGAACGCCTGATACATCCGTAATCAAGGCATTCTGGGACAACTTAAGACGCTTTGGAAGACCTAGTGGCATCGCCTTCATCTGATCACGCTCCTCGTTGCACATAATAATGTGCTTTGCGTAAAGCTTAACATGCTTTAAATCAAGTGGAGCCTGACCAAGGGGAAGAGTGGTAGATGTGAGAGTTCCACTAAGACCCATTGTTGTGTATTCAATACTAGAGATGTATTGCGAATTTTTTACCTCATAAGGCGCAAATGTACCGTTCGCGACTGAGGCGGCTGGAATAGTAATTGATAGGTCATTAGCGGGGGCGAAGTAAATCTTAATTTTAACCGATTGATGGGGTGCCGCCGCAAGAGGGTAACCACTCTCGGAGATATTAGTAAATGTCTCTAACTGAGGAGCAAGAGTTTTTGTTAATGCTGGAATAATAAATGTAACGTTAACAGCATCGCCCTCGGCGAAGGTGGTGCTGGTGCCGTCAGCCTTCAACGTCGCGTCCCATAATTGTCCCACATTAGAGGGACGGCCTCTTCTCGTTACAGAATCATAAGCGCCCTCAGACATTTCAGTATTGTATACTACGCGCACGTCGTCTTTTTCAAGAGTTTGCCAGATCTGAGTACCAACTTGATACTCAATACGATCTATGATGTTTGTTAGCGCCCCTAACTTGAACTGAAACTTTGGTTTGGCAAGATCAAATTGAACCTGATCACTGGCGCTGCTCACGGTGATGGTAAAGACCGCCGACGTACCGCCTACTGGGCTCACGGTGGTACCGGTGGTGTCACCGCCGGTGTGGCCGCTGCCGATCGTGAGGACTTCAACAGTGGCTATCCCGGTGCCGGCGTCGATGGTTAACACCTTCACTGTCCCGCCTGCAGAACCGACCGCGCCGGCCTGGTTGAGGGTGACCACATCGCCTATATTATACCCGCTGCCGGGGGTTTTAACAACTACGGAGACGATCTTGCCCGCATCCGCGACACCCACGTTGACAGTACCAGTACCTAGAGACCCAAATTTGTTTTTAATGTCTATTTTCATATTAAGATATAATTCTCCAAGGCAATCGATGTCGTTGTTAATAGTGAAGATCTTGCTTCCACCGAAGCTCGGGGAGCCACTGTTGCCACTGGCGGGAACCTCTAGAATAGTCGAACCGTGAAGTAGCTGACGAGTAGTATCGTTCTTGTTCCAGAAGACCGACATTACGTCACCTTCCTGGTCCTGAATCTTGTTAGTAACGGCGAGACCCTGAGTACCACTTCCGTTATAAGCAGCATGAGCGGCTACAGCTCCAGACATATTGTATTTATTTAAATATATAAAAGAAAATAATTTTAAATTTAATACGTAATAAAATTAAAATTAGTTCATTGTAATGTATTTATTTCATTTACGTTTACACATTCTATTTACACAGTCTAATTGCGCCCGTTACATTTAGTACATAGCAAGCGAAGCGGCGCCACCCTTGTAAAGAGCAGTGGTCTCGCCGACACATGTTACAGATACACGGGACGCGCGACCAAAAACCGTATAGTTGGTTTCGCTCGAGCTCTCCAGCGTTGGTAAAGACATCGTAAGACGAATATTATCGAAACGATTGAGAGGGACAGACGAACCCGAGAAAGCCTGAGAAGCTAATGGGACTACATAAGTTCTGTATATACCAGTTACATGCTCTTGTTTGGGGGCGTCTTTGGCGGGGGTGCCGAAATAAGGCTGCGTGTTGCAGTATAGACCTAACATGTCAGAAACTGAAGCAGTTAGAAGAGAGCCCTTGAGAGTTCCAGAGAAAGAAGACGAGTTGAGTTTTAACTCTATTTCATCTACGCAGTTAGTCATCGAACTGGTTTTCGCGGGGTAGACGAAGCCGGTGGTCGTGTTGGCGATCTCCGGGGTCCCGAATACAGTGATTATAATATGCGAAGCTAAGAGCGAAAAGTGATCGAGGTCGATAGTGAACGATTCAAGTGGATGATCACTGAGTGAGTGAGTAACATTTTGCGACATCTTAACACGCTTTGGAAGACCCTGGGGCATCGCCTTCATCTGCTCGCGCTCCTCGTTGCACATAATAATGTGCTTTCCGAATAATCTGAGATCTAACTTGGGCGGTGGCGCAAGGGGACTCACGCCATTCATGCTGAGAAAAACGTTCTTCCCAACGTAGTCCTTATTTTCAAGGTATACCTTAACCTTTACAGTTTGATGAGGTGCCGCCGCGACTAGATAAGCGTTTTCTACAACATTGGTAAACTTGGACATGGTTGGACCCACTTGACGTGAGATGGTAGGAATGCGAACTACACCCGACACGCCGCCAGAGGTCGATGGGACATTATTGTCCACACCCCATGCAAGAGTATTCTTCTTACCAGTACCTTCGTAACCACCGTAAATGGAGCGATGATAGGCTCCGTAAACACCTTCAGGCATTTCAGTCATATTTAAAGCCATGATGTCCTCCTTCTCAAGTGTGTGCCAAATCTGAGTACCTACGTGAAACTCGACACGTTTGATAATTGCAGCAAGCGAACCTGCTAATTTAAATTCGGCGCCGGTGGTTTGGCTCGCATCAATAAGCAAGAACATTTCACCGATAGCGTCAATGTCGTTATTAATCGTAAAAATCTGATTACCACCTAGCGTAGTGGTGCCACCGTTACCACTGGTAGGAATATCAATGAAGGCGGCACCATGCAGTAGCTGACGAGTAGTATCGTTCTTGTTCCAGAAGACCGACATTACGTCACCTTCCTGATCCTGAATCTTGTTAGTAACGGCGAGACCCTGAGTACCACTTCCGTTATAAGCAGCATGAGCGGCTACAGCTCCAGACATATTGTATTTATTTAAATATATAAAAGAAAATAATTTTAAATTTAATACGTAATAAAATTAAAAACATACATTTTAATTTATTTAACTGAAACTGGTTGAGCCTGATACGATAGACTGCATCTGGGTTCCGCAAACGGTTACTGAAATGTATGCATTTTGAGTAATATTGTTACTATTCAAAGCGTTTTCAATAGGATGATTATCGGTTGGATCATCTTTTAAGAAGATATCTTTTTTAATTTTAAGACATAATTTCTTATTGTGCATTTTTGAGAAGTCAATACCAGATGTATCAAATGCTTTTTCAGCCAATTTAATGATGTAAAAATCATTTGAATTTACAAACTTGAGCCCAAAATTCTCGTTGTTATCCATAAGTAACAAACTGGATTTAATAAAACCAGTTCTATCGCTACCTAGAATCAATTCCGCTGAATCTATAAAGTTTGAAAAATATCCGAATGTATCGTAGACTATACTACTCGTTGTATGATTTTTAATTTCTGTGATGTCACTAAATCCATTAGTAGCGTATGTTGGTAGTTCGTGGCTGTTAAGCCCTAAATTTGACACTGTACTTGAAGATTTACTTATAATTCTATCGGAAACATGTGGTAGTTTGAGAGAAAATAATATATGACTTACGTTTATATTAACGTCATCAAGATTCACAACTGCTTCAAAAAGATCTCCTGATACATTTACTACATCTGTTACTTTATTGATAGCCTGTTGGGCGAAATGAGATGTATGTACAATGTGCGTAATTAAATTTCTAGATATGTAATTTTTTTCAGTTTCAGTTATGGAGTGATTTACAGGTTTAACAGAAGACTTAAAATAAGAAGAGTCTAGATAATTCGCCAACGACGTGCCACCTGATAAAATTTGAACAGACCTTTGTGCTAATGAAGGATTCAAGTCATTGTAATGAACTTTTAATTTGAGATTGTTAGTTAAAGCACCTTGACGTATCAAGGCATTATTCATTTCTAAACCTCTTCCGATAAATGGAATAGAACACGACGCTTGAATATAAACTACATCCCCTGCTTTACACTTTCTGTGATAAATGTTATCAAGTTTGTCTTCTAAGTGAAAATTAGGTCCGGAAATATTACTTCCTTTACCAAGTTCTGTTAAATTCCGAATGTATATGTCATCAGAAGTGAGAGTCTGAATAGTAAAATGACCGAAATAAATTTCAATTTTGTGTATCAACGCTAAAATTATGTCATTTGAAACAAATACATCAAAATCACTTAACGTACCAGGCGCTTTAAATCTAAATTCTACACTAAATGAAAGTTCTGACAAAGCGCTTGATTCAGCGTTAATACTAAACGTATCATAATTAGAACTAGTTGGAAAAGTATTTAGACTCCCTGGTATAAACGTTTCTCCAGATCCTGAGATGTACATTTTTTGGCACTTGGTGAGCAAACTGGAACTTACGTTTTCACGCGATGTGTATTCATTTGTTCTACACACTGACTGAGTACCAGTTGAATCAAAAGTTTTAATAGATACATTATCTATTCCCATGAAATATTTAATATATCTATTGTATTTTTTTTTAAAGATTTAAACAAGTGTATTTACAAGAAAGACATAGAGCCGCCAACTACAGATTGTACCTTTGTACCGCATGCTGTAACGGTGATTAGGGCATTCTGCGCAAAATTATTATCAGACAATGGATTAGGTGTGACCCCTGATGTCTTGTAAAATATATCGTTATTAAGTTTAATGAGTAATTTCTTATTATTACACTTTGAGAATGCGATGCCAGTCGTGTCAAAGGCCTTCTCTGCTAAAGTTATGATATAATGCGCGGAGTTGTCGCTATTAACTAAATTGAAATTTTCACATGTATCAATTTTAGCAGACACGCCACTTATAAATCCAGTTCTGTCACTACCTACTACAAGCTCCATAGAATCTATAGCATCTGGCATATAACCAAAAAGAGCATCAGAATTGGTTGCAGCAGTATTCTTATGAAATGTCTGTGAGTTAATAACAGAAAAAGGAGTAGGAAGTTCATTGTTGTACGTTTTCGTCAAATCGACTGCACTTGGTGCGTTCGTAACACCACTATGTAAAGAAAGTCTTCTATCTTTTACGTGTGGTAATTTTACGCCGACTAGTAAATGACTAACGTTAAAAGAAATATTTTCTAAATCTACTTCAATATCAGTAACGTCAGCAGTATGAGAAGAAATCAATGTATTCTTATTTATTTCTTTGGTAATACTCGATGAAGTATTTACTATCCTATGAACTATATTCTTGGAAATGAACCTTTTCTCAGTTTCTGTTATTATATGCGTTCTCACTTTAATGAAACTTTTGAAATATGATGTATCTAAGAAATCAGATGTCTCACCTGCCTTGCCCAAGCCATTGTCGCCGGCCGAAAGAATTTGGAAGTGTGAATTTCCCGCAGTGGCATTGTCCTTGTAAATTTCATTATAATAAACCTTTACAGTTAAGGCATTGGTCAAGGCTCCTGCTTGTAGTAAAGAACGAGCCACATCATTGCTTCTACCTATAAAGGGTATAGAACATGCGGCTTGAATCTTTAAAGTGTCGCTCTCGCCGGCGGTACGGTATTTCCATACGTTTTCGTAACCTTTTGGTTCTTGTTGTTCGAGGAGCGCGAGCGGCGGCGTGGCGAAGTAGTTCTCGGTGAGGGGAGTGCGGCGCGGGGTTGCAATAGGGGCGCTGAATGAAAATGGTTTACCAAGTTCTGTTAAATTTCTAATGAATATGTCGTCGCTCGTTAATGTCTGTACTGTTAAACTACCTAATTTAATTTCAACTTTATCGATTAATGCAAGCACGATATCTTTTGCTACGTTAGCATTCCACGTACCTGTACCAGTATGCCTTTTAAGTTTGAATTCTACATTAAAAGTTATATCAGAAATAGCGTCAGTATCAGAATTAACATAAAATGTATCTACAGATTTTGTTGTAGGAAAAGTTCTTAAAGAACCTGGGATAACCGTTTCACCGGAACCGGAAATGTACATTTTTTGACATTTGGAAATAAACGAAGACTTTACTTCCTCGTCTCCTTTGTACTCGTTTGTTCTACACAAAGATTGTGATCCAGTTGAGTCAAAAGTTTTAACGGCGACGTTACTAATGCCCATTATTTATTATTATATAAAATATATTTTAATTATTTAAATTAAAACATAAATTTCGTTTTCATTTACATTTTAAAATAATACAATTAACTAAATGGCAAATTTTGAGTGCTCCGTAAAAGATTTAATGCCTCAGACACAGAATGTAATCTCAGCAGATACCATAAACGTAGAACACGCTAAAACGGCAGACGAACCAGTTCCTGCTGAAATTCCTCAGGACGTTAAATTATCAGTATATCAAAGATTATACACCGATAAAAATATCAAAATGGCGATATTTATAACGCTTGTTTATCTAGTTTTAAACTCGGAACAAATGTATGCATTTTTATCTAACAGTGTACCCTTACTATTTGTAGATGGTTTACCGGGGTTTCTAGGGAAGGCGGCAATTGGTGTCATTTTAAGCCTTATTATTGTAATGTTTACTTCTTTTTTCTCGATGTAGTACTTTTTCCCGGGCCGACTAGGTCTTTTTTATTGGATAAATTATCACTTATTTTGTCCATCATCAAAGACACTATATTTACACTTTTATCTGAAATATTTTCATCCTGTTTGATACCCCATTTTAATGAAGTTTTAAGGTCTTGTGTTACTGGAATGCGCTTACTTTCAAATTTTTTACAATTAATAACTGTACCGTGCGTGTCAGGTTCTCCGTCGTTTTCCGACATACACATCTGACAAATTCCAGCAGGTGTTAATTTGAAATAAATGTGATTATTTGTATGATACCCACATTTATTCTGACAATACTTTGATTTTGTATTAATAAGATACAATGTGTCGTACATATTCGATTTCAAAATTCCACGAATATCTTCTATGCGGTATCCTTCGACATGATTCTTGAAAAATTTTAAAATACTATTCTTATGAGAATTTTCATTTGAAAGTAAACTAAAGTTACCAGAATTGTTTGAATCAAAATCTTCTTCTGTTTCTTCATACTCTGGTAGATTATAAAATGTTGTAAGATCTGTTTCATTTGATCTGATACTAGTATCTTGAATTACTTTTAATGTATCGGTTTTGTATATTTCATCGTGAATATCCGATGGCTTATTCCCAATGTAACACATATTATATTCGTAAACGCGATTTTCATATGTATAATTCCCATCTGAATATATACACTTATCAGAACCTACGAGTCTAAGACCATTCTTGTCGTATACGCATTTATCTATTATTTTATCCCAAGAATCATAGAAAGTTTCTGGTTTACCGAAAATAGTTTTAATTGAAATTAGTACATTCTCTCTTATTCTAAGAGCTATATTTTTGTCCACTAAAATATCAGGCCAATTAAAGTGATATCCTTGTTTAATGAAAGTAATATTATCTTTTCTAACTTCTTTTGAATTGTCGGCCTTTGTTACAATACATTTCAAATTAGTATCTTTGTATATACTCTCAATGACATTTTGAACACATATAGCATAATCATTGATGTCAATAATAGCACTAGAAAGAATATCAAAATCTATAAAAAATTTAAATATAGCGGTTTTTTTCTCAACTATACAGTTTTTATATTTGATGTGTTTAACATACATCTCTTGAAACATTTCGTAATCATCCGTTAGGTCGAGTTTTCCACCGTCGAGCATATAATGAGTTACATCCCGACTCGTTGCATCTTTTACAATCTTGCCTGTAGAAAATAACCAGACTCTAAGAGGATTTTTCTCCATTACAGTGATGTAATAATGTATACAAATTATTTTTATATTATTTTAAGGTTTAAACTTAATTGTAATATCACGGTTATTTGTATATATTCCTTTCATGGCATTCGGAGACAATACACAACGTTTCCCCTTTTTCTTAGAATTTATAGTTGTCATCATATCCGCGTCTATAAGCTCTACGTTACATAACGCATAATCAATTACTTTATTCTCTATAAACCACCTAAAAAAATTTAATTGTCCTACTGTAGTTACGATGTCTTTTTTGGTTAGATCTTCTTCGGAAATGTAAGTTCTCCATTTAAATGTATGAGGATCTATAACAAGTCTTTTTTGTCTACAGAATGGGTCAAAAAATTTTTTTGAATAAGCCTTCAATTGGTTTTTATAGTCGATGTATATATTAAAATAAACCGTTTCATTATTAGACTGTAATGGGTAAATTATGTTATATTTCTT